TTGGTTGCTGATAAAGCAATAACAAAGGGCATACGTCGCGAAGCGGCGCTGATCAATCCACGCAGTAACGTGGAACTTCGTTACCTCGGCACTCGGGGAACAGCCTCGTCGGGCTGGTGTACCAGAGCGCTGCGAGTAGCAGTAGCGTCACGCCTATCACTTTGAGCACGGTGATGATGCGCTTCTTGGGCCAAGGCTGCCGAGTGTCGACAGCCTTGAACTTGGGTGCGCGGTTGCGAAGACGTTTCATGGTTGACCTCCTGAGTAGTTGGGGGTTAGGGGATGAGCTTGAACATCCGCGCCAACGGGCGTGTGATGAAGAGGTGGATGGGCCAAGTAGCTAGGCAGCAGGCCAAGATGATCAGTGCATACATGGTGCTGAGTCCTGTGTGAGTGAGAACACCCAACACGGGCACGACGTGCGAAGCACGTCGAAAATTTGTTCGAAGCGACTCGGGAGCGAGGGTGGAAGAGACTCCTTTTTGGCCACCCGGGAACCGAATCCGAAGTGGGGGGTGGCCGAGGGCAAAGTGGGGGGGAGGGTGTCACGGAGGCGCATGGACTCTTCGCCCATGGCCGCGCTGTTCCGCGTGAGACCTGCGAAGAGACTCCTTTTCCGACCCCCCGGTACCTCGACCCGAAGTCCTCCGGTGTGGTTTACCTCCCAAACAGTTGTAGGAATCCCAGTTTTTGATATACAATCGGCTATCACGTGTGTTTCCGAACCCCGAAATGGCCCAGCCCAAGCGCAAAAACAGCATCCCGGCAACGTCGTTGCCACGTGATACGCGGAATCGGGGCAATCAGGACCCGTCGCAGCCGTTGACTGAGATGCAGCGCATGTTCGTACACCATCTGGTGCACAACAAGCTGAACCAGACGGCGGCGGCACGGCAGGCAGGCTTCCGCCAGCCCGGAACTGCGGCCAACGCGCTGATGCGCAACCCCAAGGTGCTCGCCGCGATCGCCGAGGAACGCGCTGAATACGCCCGCGCCAGCGGGATGACCAAGCGGAAGGTGATCGAAGGGTTCTCGGAGGCCATCGACTTGGCCCGGATCAAGGCCGACCCCATCGCGATGATCGCTGGCTGGCGCGAGATCGGTAAAATGTGCGGGTTCTACGAGGCCACGAAGACCAAAGTCGAGGTTTCGGTGCAAGGGCAGGTGCTAATCCAGCGCCTGAACACCATGTCGGATGAGGAACTGCTCGCCCTCGCAGAGGGCGATCCGTCGGTTCTGGAAGGGGAGTTCACCATTGTCGACGACCAGCAGCCAAGCGCGTAAGGCCCAGCTCCAGAAGCTGTTGGCACAGCGCGTCCTCGCGCGACGTCGCCTGCTGCATTTCACCCAGATGACCCACCCCGCGTACTCCGCCGGATGGGTACACGACGACATCTGCCGTCGGCTCGAGCGGTTCAGCCGCGAGATTACTGAGGGTAAATCCCCTCGTCTGATGCTCCTCATGCCCCCGCGTCATGGCAAGAGCGAGCTGGCGTCCATCCGCTTCCCCGCTTGGCACCTAGGACACAACCCGACGCACGAGATCATCAACGTCGGGTACAACCTCGAACTGCCGATGAAGTTCTCGCGCAAGGTGCGCGAGTTGATGAGGGACCCTCAATACAAAGCGATTTTCCCGGAGGCACAGCTCGATCCGGACTCTCAGTCCGTTGAAGCGTGGAACACGACCAAGGGCGGCGGGTTCACGGCGGCCGGTGTCGGCGGCGGTATCACCGGCAAGGGAGCGCACTGCCTTATTATCGACGACCCGATCAAGAACCAAGAGGAGGCCGACTCGATCCTCGTCCGCGACAAGCTCTGGGACTGGTACCAGTCCACGGCGTACACCCGCTTGGCCCCCGGTGGTGGGGTGCTGGTCATTGAAACGTGGTGGAACGACGATGATTTGGCTGGCCGGCTCCAGCGGGCTATGTCTACCGACGAGCACGCTGACCAGTTCGAGATCATCCGGTACCCGGCGCTCAGCGAGCACTGGGAGTACCGCGACGAGTCGACTGGCGACATCGTCCGGCTCGACGATGAGTATGTGCCGCCGGAGGGGGGCAACGGGCCTGTCCTCACGCTGCTGCGCCCCAAAGATACCTGTCTTCATGAAGCCAGGTATCCGACCGAGGCACTCAAACGGATCCGGGCCAACCTCCAACCGCGTATCTGGTCGGCCCTGTACCAGCAGAACCCGGTCCCCGACGAGGGCATGTACTTCAAGAAGGAGTACTTCCGGTACCAGAAGGCGCTGCCGAACCCAAATGGACTGCGTATATACACCGCGTGGGACTTCGCGATCGGCGAGAAGCAGCAGAACGACTGGACCGTGGGTGCGACCATCCTTCAGGACGAGACCGACACGATCTACGTGCTGGAGATCTTCCGCATGAAGGGCGACAGCTTCCAGATCGTGGAGGCGATGCTCGACGTGGCGTTACGCTGGGGGAGCACCCCGACCGTCGGCTACCTGATGGGGGCTGAGGACGGCCAGATCTGGCGCGCCATCGAGCCGCTGCTGAAGAAGCGGATGGCTGAGCGCCGGCAGTACCCGCCGTATGAGGTGATGCGACCAATGACTGATAAACTTGCGCGTGCGCGTCCGTTGCAAGGGCGCATGCAGCAGGGTCGCGTGGTGTTTCCGGAGGGGGCCAGCTGGTTGCCGCAGGCGGAGCAGGAGCTCCTGCGGTTCCCGGCCGGTGCGCATGACGACGTGGTGGATGCTTTGGCGTGGGCCACTCAGTTGTGCATGGGGAAAGAGCCGCCTCGTCTTGCTGCGCCACCGCCCTTGCCCTCTTGGCGCGACAAGCTCAACTTCCTTGTCGGCGGCCAAGGCTCACACATGACCGCTTAGTTGGAGGACACCATGGCTACGAACGCCCCTGCCGAATTGGCCGTACGCGTGCTGCACCTAGGCACGTTTGCGCACCTGCAGCACTTCCAGACGCCGAGCTACGCGGCGCACAAAGCGCTCGAGCAGCTGTATGAAGAGCTCCCGGACCTGATCGACACCTATATCGAGCAGTACCAAGGGCTGTACGGCAAGATCAAGACCTACCCGACGTGGTCCCCGGTGCTGCGGCCGATCGCCAGCATGGCCAAGGACCTCGTGGAGTGGATCGACGACAACCGGGAGGACCTCACCGACGGGGACATCTCATTGGACAACGCCATCGCGGACATCCGGTCCTCTCTCCTGCAGGCGCAGTACCGCCTGAACGAACTCAGCTGAGACGCCCATGCCCGTCAATACCGCTCTGGCCAATGAAGTCTGGTCCCGCTACGCGTGGCTCCGGGACAACGGCCACCTCGACTATGTCAAGAAGGCCTCCAAGTGTGAGGACTTCTTCGTCGGGCTCCAGTGGGACCCGAACGATCTGGCCCTGCTGAAGAGCTACCGCCGCCCAGCGCTTACGATCAACAAGATCATCAGCACCATCTCGAACGTGTTGGGCGAGCAGATCTTCAACCGCACGAGCATCGCCTTCAAGCCACGCAACGAGGGGGCCACCTCCGAGGTCGCAGACGCCTTGACCAAGGTGTTCATGCAGATCAGCGACAACAACCAGCTCGACTGGGTCCGCAGCGACGTGTTCGCTGACGGTATCATCGGCTCGCGTGGGTTCTTCGACGTCCGGTTGGATTTCACCGACTCCCTGCGCGGCGAGGTCCGGATCGAGCAGCTCAACCCTAAGAATGTGTTGATCGACGCCGACGCGGACGAGTACGACCCTGACAAGTGGGGCGACGTCATTATCACCAAGTGGATGAGTCCCGACCAGATCGAGTTGTTGTACTCGAAGGCCGACGCAGACCTCCTGCGCGGTCGTCAGGACAGCTACTTCCCATACGGCTACGACTCCATCGACCGCGATCGCGACCGCTTCGGTCACCCGCGCTCGATGTACACGTACAACACGGGGCCGGACTCCGGGAACAACACCCGGAACATCCGCGTGATTGAGCGGCAGTGGCGCAAGCTCGACCGCGTACTGCACTTCGTCGACATCAGCACTGGCGACATGCGCATGGTCCCGCCGGACTGGGATCAGGAGCGCATCCAGCAGCACCTGGCCCAGAACCCCCATCTGGCCCTGACCAAGAAGCTGATTCAGCGGATCCGGTGGACCG